CTAAAAAAGCCCTTGCAAGGAACTGTGCAGTGCTTTCACCGCCGTCAGCCAATGAATCAAGATCAAGTTGCAATGATGCTAAGTCTTGACTCATGGCATCAAAGACACCAGACCACACAGCAAACGACGCAATCACGCCATCCGTTAATACTCCAGAATCTAGCCACTGCGACAGCTGCATAATAAGGTCGCCAAAGGCTGTACCCGCACCTGTCGCCTCGTTTAGTTCACCTACCACCTTTACTAAACTATTACCAAGAACTGCCATGGCCTGGCTGCCAGTGACTTCAATTTTGCTGAACTGCTGATCGACTGCCGCCCCTTGGCTTTGCAGTGCCTGAATAACGTTTTCGGTTGTTAACTTACCTTCCGCACCGAGTTTTCGAAGCTCTCCAATAGTGACGCCTAAGCCTGCAGCTAATGCCTTAGCCAAGGCCGGTGCTTGCTCTAAAACAGAGTTAAGTTCTTGACCACGTAATGTGCCCGAGGCGAATGCCTGACCGAGCTGAATCATCGCGGCGCTTGATGCCTGACTAGATGCACCGCTGATTGCTAAAGTTTTACTGATGGTCTCCACAACGCCGGCAACACCAGATGCGGATATTTTTAGTTCATCGGAGTTTGTCGCAATACGCTGATAGAGCTCTGCCGTAGCTTCGAGCGGTTGACGTGCATTCTGTGCGATTTGGAACACCGCATCTTGCGCCTGAGCCAACTCCTCACTGTCTTCGGTGACTAATGCTAAACGGTTGCGAATCGCAGTATATGCTTCGCTGGCCTTTGCTATCTCACGCACTGAAAACGCAGCTGTAACAGCGATTGCTAATTTTTTAAGCATAGACGGCATGCCGCCCAGCTCTTTATTTATTTCCTTTACCTGGCCTGCTTGCCCTTGGAGGGCATTGCGTCGACTTTTGATTTCATTTAACGCTTTGGCATAGGACTCTGCATCGATGCGGCCTGACCGGAAGTGCTCAGCCAACTCGCGCTCTTGCTGGTCCAGTTGGGCAAGCGCTTTTTCAGTTGAATTTAACTGACCTAAAAGCTTATTTAAGGACTTGGCTTGTTTCTCTTGTTCAGTATTTGCTTCTGCTACTGATTCAGCAGCTTCCTGCTCTGCAATAGCTTGTTGTTCTGCAGCGCGAACAGTGTCCCAGTGGGCTTGCATTGCAGCGGTTTGAGCTGCTGCCGATGCTTGCCAATTACTCGTAGCTGTCTCTTGAGTTTGACTAAGATGTGCTGTTTCTGCGCGAACACTGCCGAGTGCCGATACTTGTGCAAGGCTAGCTTGCACCATTGCTCGAATTCGTTCAGCTTGCTGCTCAGTAGTCTCACCTGCACTGGATATACTGTTCGTTAGCTTCTGATTACTGGTGGTTAATGCTTGGCTTTTTGTATCAAGATCATTTAAGCCTGCCGTAACTTCACCAAATGCTGAAATTGCTTGTCGCATATCAGCTTCTATGCGCAGCGCCAACTTGATCTGAGAGTCACTCGCCATAATTAATCACTTAAGCTCTTTAAAGCTTGCTGGGCTTGTTTGCCACCGGCAAAGCCTAGGTTAGTCGCCAGCAAGTCACGGGCTTGCTGGCGGTTCTCTGCGAGGATTGTTTCTTGGTAGTACAGCATCAGCTGTCTTGCGGTGTAGTCTCTAAGTTCGCTTCTTGCGTGTCCGTACTGGATGAGCGCAGCAAAGATGCGTCCCCAGCCAGCGCCGCCTTGACTAGATTGGGACGCATCAGGCGGCGCACGAAAAAACCACGATTCACTGTCCACCACGTCATCAGCAATGCTTCGCCTTCATCACCGCTTAAGGCTTCAATCCATGTCACGTCCTGCTCAATGCTGGCTGCAACTAATTGCTTTAGGTTTGGCCAGTGATTAATCAGCACATCCAATAATGTATTAATGGCTCCTGGACTCGCTTCATACACGTTTGCGGCTTGTGACAATTCATCCGCTAAAGCGGCCAGCTCAGCGTTAAACTGTATTTGCTGAGCAAAGCGCAGCTCACGCATCGTGATCTCTTGCCCCCCAATGCGCAGTTGCACATCAGGGAAAAGCACAGCTAAATCATCGTCTTTATCGCTCATGTCTTAGCCCACCTGAATCAAGCGACCAAACTGACCTAATGCACCCAGTGCTGGCTTGGAGCTATCCAACAGCACACCGAAGGTCACCGGCATACCGGCCACATCATTACCATCGGTAATCAGTGCCAGATCGCTCAGTAAAGAAGGGGCGCACTTATAAAACTCGGCAATGACCGGCGCGCCGTTTTCTGCAAGGTTGATACCTTCGTAGCGCAATGCCACGCTTGGGCGCTTGGTGGTATTAAGAAATGCCACCTGTTTAGAAGCGACATGCTTGTATGCCACGTTAAGCGGCTGCTGAACGGCTGCCGGCAAGCTATTAAAAACAATGGTGCCGTAGGCTGGATCAACCGTGTAGTGCTCCACCTCCACCACAACCGGTACGCTGGTGCTGTCGGTGATGACCACTTCTGATACACCTGGATGAAGCAATACGACTTCATCACCTACGGTGATTTCAGGCAACGCTTCTGCAGTGACGGTACCTTCTGGGGTTTGCGTCTGAGTACCGTCGGTAAACAACGCAAGGTTGTCGGTATCGATACTGTGCAGCACCGCTTCGACCGAGGCTTCAGCGGAATAACCAAACTCACGCACCTTGGCTTTTTTGCCTGAGTAGCTTTCACGGTGCGAGATAGTTTCTTCGCTCATACCCACTTTTAGAGCCGATACATCACCTGCCCATACCCAAGGCTGCAAGGAGCCATCAGGTTTAATAATGGCGAGTTTAACTTTGCCTTGGCCATAAAAATACGTTTCTTGTTTAGACATTTTTAGTCTCCTGTACGGCGCTCTGCTGAGTGCTTTTGGCGGCAGGTTTCTTTTCAATCACACCAGCGCGCAGTAAAAATGTTGCATCGGTTTCATGTACGGTTAGCTCGGCACCCGCTGGGTAGTGTTGACCTGCATGGGTGTGGGGCTTAACCAGCTTTACGCTTAGGGTTGCCATGTTTTTATCCTCGGATAAACAAAGTTGGCCTGGAACACCAACGGGTAGTAAAAGACCCCATCGTCATATGAGACAGGAGCTTGCTGTGCCGCACGTGATAGAGGTTTCACACCCGCGTCAGGCGTCCAGCCAGTGCAGGCTTTAAGCAGCTCACCGAGCAAAGGTCCAGCGATACGGCGCGCACCGTAACCATCACCGGTGCTGTCGCCATAGCTCACGCATAAAACCACTGCCCAGTTTTGCGTAACGGTTTGAATCGCTCGTGAACCGCCTTGGTGCGCGGCACCTTGGGCAATTACATCACCGAGGTACACCACGAATACTGCTGGTGTACCGATTGATGCTTGATCAATACTGGCAAGATCAGCAATGCCTTCTACAATCGCCAAACCTGCTACTTGCTCTCGAATGCGTGCCACCAGCAAGTCTTCAAGAAATAAGTAATCGTCCATTACCAGTTGCCCCCGAAGTCGTTACGGCCTGCGCTGATTTGCACGGTATCGGCAATCTGTACAGGATTGCCCGTTACATCGAGGCCAATACTTAACGTGCCTTTAGCAATGCCACTCAGCATTCGGCGGCTGTGCTCAGCAGCGCGTAACGCTGGATGGGTGTCGCTAAGGTTGGTATGCAAGTTGGCATAGGCCAGAGAACCGGCAATGCGCTTGAGTACGCGCGGCACGCTAGGCAGCGGTAACTGATAACGACCTTCTAAGTGCAGATCAATTTCTGATTCAGCATCTTCAATGGCGCGTTCAATTAACGCTGCATCAAGGTTTTGAGCCGGACGATTAACGCGATCCGTTAACTGAATTAGCGTTTTCTCGCTGTACAGCTCAACCAAGTCATCTAACGTGCAGTAATTCATGCGTCACCTGTGTCGGTGATGTACTCAACATGCAGATATGGATCAGCTTCTAGTGCGCTGTAGTCCAGCGTGTCTAACGCATCGCCTTCGATACGCACAGGCTCAAGGCCAAACACATAACCGGCACGGCAACGGCGTTCCAAAGTGGAGCGCACTTCAACAGCAATGACTTCGATGGTGGCTTCAGCTGCTTCAGCGTTGGCTAGAATGTTTTCAGTAATACGCTCCGCCGCGGCCTGTGCCTGCTCATGAGCGTTGGCAGTTACTGCCTGCCAGTCAGCCGCCTGATTCGTTTCAGTCTCAACCACGCTTGGCTCCGTTACTGGAGCTACTGCAGGTTCATTAACGGGCAGCTCAACTGTCTCTACCGGTAGCTCAATAGCATCAGTAACTGCAGCTTCTTGCTTTACAGCTGGTGCTGTTTTAGCTGCTTTCTTGACAGCTGCGCTTTGAGTCTTTTTATCAGTCATGATTATTCCTCTTAATAGAGTGCCATCCTTGGCTGTGATGAAACTTAGGTGTTCAACCAAGCCACGTCGACAACTTCGACCAGGCCGTAGTTAGGGTTATCACCGCCGCCTGCAAGCAGAGCGGTACCGACAATTTTCTTAGCCGCAGCACGCAAGTTGGTAGGCACCACTAACAGCGTTGGGCGCACGTTTAATGGACGGCCACCATCAGCTTTTTGACTGCGCATGGCGTCATAGACTTTTTCAAAGTTCTCAGCGGTTAACTGTTCGGTGCTCATCGCTGCCATTTGCCAGAAGCCAAAGCCGACGTTGCTACGCGCTCGAATGCCATAACGGAACTCATCACGCATGAACACCGTTTCATCGTTTTCATCCGTCATCGCCGTAAAGTTAGGCTTCACGCGTTCTTGGAAGATCAGGGGTTTTAGTGCTCGGCTAGTGTCGAGTAAATACCAAGCTGAGCCAGCGGTTGGTGTGCCTGGATAGATGTTGCTTACCGTTTCGGGTACGCCGGTGCCGTCCACGCTTGGATACACTGGGTGATCAGTATCAAAGAAGTTCTGTCCGTCATAACACAGTGACGTAGCACCTTTGCCCAGTAAGTCAAACACCAGCTCATCAGGCAGCGCAGCAGCTGCACGGCCAGCTTCATTAAACAGGGGGGCATAAATACCAATGTTGTCGTCTTCAATGTCAGTGCGCTTAACACCAACAGTTGATTCCCACAGCTTATTGGTGATGCTGTAACCGTGCGCGGCCATGTCATTAATGACACGATCACCAACCCATTCGCGAAAGCCTGGGAACTGACCTAACCAGCCATAGGTGTTACTGGCCGTAGTGGATTGCACCACAGTGGCAATCTTGCTGTATTCGCTCGGCACAATAGCCAAGCCGTCCTGGAAGTGTTTTTGGAATCCGGTTTTTAAACCTTGAATCAATGCAGGGGTAATAATAGCCACGATTAAACTCCTTTCGCTTTGGCGTATTCAGCAGCGCTTAAGCCCGTTAATTTGGCCGCTTCAAGTTCAACAGCGGTTAAGTTGTGATTGTTTGGATCGGGTGCGCCACGTGTTTGCATGCTCGTTAAAGCGGCAACGGCGGGTGCTGTATCTAGATAGGTTTTTAACGCTGCGGCGTCTTTACCACCAAGATCACGCGCCCAAGGCTCCAGCGCTGGCAGTAAACGGCCATCAGCCAAAGCAGCCTGCACCAAGCCATCCACTTCGCCACCGTTTAAACGAGCGGTTAATGCCGCTACTTGACCTTGCAGCTCTTGCACAGCAGCAACAGGAATAAACTTGGCAGGATCGACTTGCTGTTGTTTTAGTTGGCTGGCACAGGCAGCAATCTGCTCGGTAGTCGCCTGCTCATCCAAACCAAAGGCTTGGCGTAGTTTGCTCATGGCTTCTTGACTGGCAGCCAGTGATGGCTTTAAGGCAGTCAGTGCAGCAATGGCTTGCTCTTCTGTGGTGTCTTGCTTCAATGCCAAGGCGGCAATGATGGCTTTTAAGAGTTCATCCACGTTTGATTCCTCTTCATGTGAAAAATGACCAAAGGTGGCAGCCGCACGACGTGCTAATGGCTCCATTCCGTCAATGGCCGGGTCGTTAGTTAGCGCACCCATGAGTAACGCAAGAACGCGTCCATCAGTGGCGTAGCTAAATACTGGGGAGAAGTAGAGGTACTCACCGTCTTCAATCATTTGGCGAGCACGGGCTGTGAGTTCGACACGGCCCCATAGACCCGAATCATCACGCCACTCAAGCTCAAGAAAGCGCCCAGCGGCAGGTGCAGGTTGGCCGTTTTCTTCTTTCTTGAGGGTTTGGTGTTCGTAGTCAAGTACGGGCGGGGTATGACGGTGCTTAGCGCGCTCAATCACTGCTTGAGCGGTAGTTGCGTCGATATACCAGTTCGGCACATCGAGCATGCGGCCATCGCTAGGGCTAAAGTGCCCAGCAGGCGTTACTTGAATCCATACGCTGCCGTCATCCAGTTTAGGTAATTGGAAGGAACAAGCAGCAATGGCGATGAGGGTTTTTAATTTCTTCATGCCGCCTATGATGGGCGGCGAGTGTGGGGCGGGGTATTAGAGGGGGTTCAGCGGTAGGTCAACATCTTTTACAGTAATTTCAAATTCATAGTTGGAAACGTAGTCTCTCACTTTATTTGCAATTTCCAACGATGCACTAGGAGTACTGGATAGAATCAGAATCGAGTCTAAAGTTATTTTAAAATGATTATTTATTATTTCTTTAAATAAGGTTAACTCCTCCCAGCGGTCAATAATATTATCTGCATGAATAGATATTCGATAGTATTCTATATTGCTTTCTTCAAAGTTTTTTAATGCTACTTGTGTTGATTTGAAAATAGAAAAAAAATTTGGGAAATCTCTAGTATCAATAATTAGTTTAGGGCTCTCTTGTCGAAGAAGATTAACGAAAGAGCTGTTAGTGGCATTCGATATTGATGCGACTAATATTTTACCAGAGAATAGCTCTAGTTGACGAATAACGGGAGCAATCTTCACGCGCTTTGTTGAGGCTGAGAAATCTGGTACTAAATACAGTTTTCGGGTAGTCATGCTTAGCTTTCCAAGCTCAGCTTACGTTCTAGCTCTAGATAAGATTCTGTATAAATAAAATTGACACTACCTAGTTTTTTATCACCTAATTGATATTCGCCTGTAGTTTTATTTTTGTAATCACGATCTTTTAAAAATGCTCTAGGATAGAGTCTGGGTGCTACTCCAACAAACGGTTTAAATAGAACCTTATCTCCACCTTCAGACGGGGGGAGCCAGTTAGCGCTATCCTCTATTGTAATAGAATCACTATGCAGGTCTGTTGCTTTGCTTTTTGGATAAGGTTCAATAAATTGAACTTCATCAATACCTGCTGCAACAATATGTCTAGCACAATAATGGCAAGGATAAGTCGTTACATACATGCGACAGCCTTTAGGCGATACACCAGATACGGCTGCTGACAGAATTGCATCCATCTCAGCGTGAACTGCTCGACTAAACTCAATCAAGCCACCGATTCTAGTGCCTCTTAGTGAATCAATTAGAGATTCTTTTGATATGTCAGCGGTTTCTAAACTAGGAAAATCTTCTATTAACTCACTTATGATTTCATTTTGCATACGATTACTGCTGCAATGGGGTGAGTTAGCATATGCACACTGATGATCTGAAATTATATCTGTAACAAAATCCTGACCATAAAGTCCGCCACCAGCTTTAGGTACATCATTAGTGCCTGTAGAAACTATATTTTGGTTTTTATCAACAAGCGCTGCACCTACTTGGCGGGATAAACATGCACTTCTCATTTGTGATGAGTGTGCATGGTGCATTGCTGTCTCTGCAATTGTCGGTCTTATAATTCGAGAGTGTGTTAATAAACTTACAAAGCGTTGTAGGTGATCATTCATACCTGTAGTTCTAGGATCTTTTGAAGGTACTGAATTATCTACAAAAAAATCAGCCTCATGAAATGTATCTGCTACGTGTTGGCCATGGTCTTGACCGCGACCAGCATTTTCATCTCTGTTGAGAAATTTTTTAACTTGTTGGATAGCATCTTGATCATGTCTTTTGGACGGCTCAAAAAGATTTTCTAATATTCTTAATTTACGTTCCTCTGGGTTGCAGACAATACCGATTAGACTAAACGAATCTTTATATACTTCTCTGAGTAAAGTAACTTCTGCTGGATGCCTTAAAGAGTCAATAATAAAAGCTCTTTTTTTCTGTTTTGAAGGTTGTAAATCTTGACTTTGAGATTGCTCTCGACGAACACTTATCTCTTCTAATACAAGTCTTGCAATCGCGGTATGATCCTCGGGTCGCGTGTATTTCTCCCCCTTTCTTATTTCATCGCCTCGATCTTGCATCATTACTACTGATTCGATGCTTTTTCTTGCACCCTCCCGAGGAACAAAGAAACTTTTAGACTGAGCTAAAGCGCGAATTAATGCGCTAACCTTAATGATTTCTGTTTGATAATCTTGATCCTCAAAAAAAGACTTGAGAATATTTGCAGCAGTTCCCGAGCCTGCTCCTGCAGGGCCTACCACGCCGACAAAAAGCTCATTTGAGCGCAACTCTTGAAGTACTTGGCTCCCTGGTTGCCCATCAATATTTGCAGTAGGGATTTTAGGCGATTTCATTGTTACAACATGATTCATGGTTAGCTCTCAGCAAAACGTTTCTCTTGCTAGACATTCTACCCCGTTAACCCCCCGTTAAAAACTGCTTTCAATCAAAACCAATACAACGATCGTACCTGACGCACACAACCGCCTTAAAAGCGCTTACAGACTGCTTTAGGGTTTTATTAAAAACAGCTGTAAAACACCCATCACGGCATCCAACGCAGTGGTTTTGAGTTGGCCATCGGCGGTGATGGGTAGGAACGGACGTGCGGGGATCTCAATTGAGTAATCTTTGCCCTGATAATTACGTTCGATGTAGCTCTTATGCGTGCCCTTGGCAAATCGAGCTAAGTTGCTGTGCCCACTTTGTCTGAGCAGGTTGCCTCTTGTGTCAGTGCGTAGCCGAACGCTGCCTGCTTTGCCTTTACGCTTGATGGTGCCACCGAACTGGTGAATGGCTGCATAACTCAGATTAGAACCCACCTGCGCGTAATCAGCGCCTGATTGCGCTGTAACGGAACGCGCTAAAGCGTTACTGACTTGCAAAATAGGATGCGCACTGCCACGACGCTTAACCGTATTGGGTTTAAGTTGTGGCCAACCTGGTCCTTCATCGGTAAAGGCCATCTCAGTCTGAGCAGCAAGCTCACTGGCAATGGACGCCATCATTGGCTGCGTATTGGCCAGAACGCTCATCAACCCATTTAGCCGCGCTCTGAGCGCAGCATCATCCAGTTTGATTTCAATGGTATTGGTCATGATTTTACCTGTGTTATAGTTGGCTTGAGGTATCGGGAGAGTCGCTCCCTGGAGGCGACACGGCAACCATTGGAACGCCGTGCTATCGGGTTCAAGTCCCGCCCCGTTACCTCACTTCTTTATATAAGCCGCTGGCTAAACCATCACGAATGCTAACCTGCGGGACCTTGAATACTGTTGCAGCATCATCTACCAACTCTTTGCCGTAACGACTCTTAGCAAAGCGCACGACTACCTTAGTTGCCATATAGGCACTGTCTGGCAGCACATACATTAAGGTTTGGTTATTTACATCCCACAAAACCTGTTCGGCATTGTGTATTCGCTCCGGCAAGGTTTTCCATTCAGTCGTGGTTAATGCGTTGCCAGCCGCTTCATGTCGGGCGGCTTTCTGGCCGACGATGAGGCTGTCCCGCGTAAACATTAAGCCAGACTGCAGTGGCGCGCCTTGTGATCGGGCGTAAGCTATATCAGCCGCCTGCATCACGCCAAACGCCATACTCTGACCCTGAATAACACCAAGCTTCTTAGCGTTATCAATATAAGCACTCCAAGCATTTTGCCGAACGGGGTTGAGCAGTACTTGCTGCATTTCTTCAATACCCGCCTGATCACCCAAAGTGCGCCGAGCTTTATTAAGCAGCACATCATCCATCATGTGGCTATTGGCAGGGCCACTGTTAAAGCCTGGGTCAGTACGAAACAATACCGGTTTACCAAGGCGATCCTTAGTCTCCAGCACTGTGACATCAGCCGTATTCACTTCACCTGTTTCAAGCTCTACGCCTGTTTCTACGGTTTCGGTGTAGGTTTTACCGATGCTGGATTCCACTGTTAAACCACGGCGCTCAAGCTCTGCCTCAGTGATTGCCACAAAGCGGCAGCGGCAGTTATAGCCATTGGGCGGTAAAATGTGCTGCCAGATTGGATCATCCCAACGAAACACTTTGCCATGCAGCGCTGCATGGCTTGGGCGAGTGCGGTGATCCATTGTCGCGATATACATCCAGTACGGATGCGTGCCAGTGACTTCTAAGGCTGCTTTATAACGGCCTGCCATATAGGCAGACTGCATATTGGTTTGGTAAATCGTCGCCAAACGGCGTGGACTGCCCAGCTGCACTTGCTGCTCTTCACCAGCTGGATTAATAACAGTTTGCCGACCCCACCAGCCTTTGGCTTCTAATGTTGGGCGCAGGTTATTGGTGAAGTCGCGCAGGGTTTGTCCTTTTTCTAAGTTCTCTACGAGCGCTGTACGTATATCGTTGAGCACATCAAGCTTTGCCGCTTTCGCCACCGTAAAAGCCCTGGCATGGGTTGCGGTATCAACACTGTGCCAATCCCAGCCAATGGCAAAGCCTTTGCGCTTTAAGTAGGCGATGGCATCCACTGGCTTTAGGTTGATGATGGCCGCTAAGTCGGCTTGTGTTGGCTTAGACATTTAAACGGCCAAAGGCATCAGCGGCAAACAGTAGTCGATGCAAAGCATCGGTTAAGGCGCTTTCATCCATCTCAGGAAAGGCATCAGCCAGCAACCCTAAGACTGTTTGCTCATCAGCACCGTCTTCCAAAGCGCTAAGCAACGGAGCCAAAAGCTCATCGACTTGCGTTTGCATACGCTGTGCAGGGATCTGCTCTATTACAGCATCCAGTGCCGCTTGATCAGGGTAAGCAGCATTCAGCATTGCACTCAGGGCGGCGATCTTGTGCTTTTGCGGCTGTTTTGTCATAGCTGCAAAACTTGGTGTTTGAGTGACTAAAACAGGCTCATTATTAACGGGCTGTGGAATGCCCAGCTTCTCATGCACCCATTGCTGCGGGATTTGTACGCCCACGTTAACCAAGGCCGGCAATGTATTAGCCATGGCAGTCAGATCAGCCGTTTCTTTTAAATCAAACATAAAACGGGGCATGCGCCGGCTATTAAGATCACCACCACGGTTTAACGCCAACAAAGGCCAAAGTAAGTCACGGCTTAGAGTGGCTGCCAGTTGCCGTGCATCGGACTCCAACAAGTCATGGCGCACTTCGTTGTGTACTTTACCCAGGGCAAAAGCACCGCCGCCACTCTCGCTGGTTTGACTGGTGAGCGTGCCACCTAAAACAGCTTTAGAAATACTGTCATCACATTGGCGCATCATGGCTAAAAACGGATCAGCATTACCCTGGGCAGCGGTCTGGAAATCAATCGCCATCGTCTCTGGAATAATACCGGCAGCACTGTGCCCCAGCTGCGTCACGGCATTGAGCAAAGTGGCTTTTTCTTCATTGGCGGTGCCTGCAGGGTATTTACCCAGACGAATGGGCATACCGTAAATCTCTAGCAGTTCGGCTAAGTCACGGGTGCTGTAGTGCTTAAACAGATACGGCCATGCCAGCACACGGTATAAACCCGTGCGCGCAATGTAACCACTACGCGCCTTGGGTGTATGTACGATCCAGTTTAGTGGGCGCAGTTCTTCAACCTCAGCGGCATTGGTGCGCAGCAATAGTTTGTTTTGGTCCTCTTTACGGGTAATAAACCAGCTTTGCGGGCGGTGGTGAAACGCTGAAGGTTGCCACTCATTACCATAACGCTGCCACTGCAGTTCAATGCAACTAAAGCCATGGCCAATGCCATCAAGTAAATCCAGTAGCATGTCTTCAAAGTTATCTAAGTCCAGCAGTAGTTCATTAAGAAACTCAGCATCGGCTTTTTCAGCAGCAGTGGCATTGCGCGGAGGTTCGACAGACCAGTCCAAGCCAATCACGGCACGCTTACGCTTGCTGATCTCTGCAAAGATATGGCCATCACGTTCTTCCATATCCATAAAGAGTTCGGCTTGGGCTTTGAGTAGACCTTCCTCAGCATCTTGTAGGATACGTGCCAGGCGTGCAGGCGTTAAATTGCGCACGGGATGTTCGGAAAACTCACTGTGCAAGCCAGACAAGCGTGCTGTCTGCGGTTCTTTTAATGTGCTGTGTGCTGCTTTTAACGGTCTACCGTAAATATCAACGATCTGTGACATGCGTAATCCTCCCAACAATTTTCGCGTCTGTTTTACGCACGATATTTATATAACCGCTTGGCTCTCGACTCAGGTAGCAGTCATGCTCTTCTCTAACCAGCGGCACCCTTTGATTGATTAACGCGGCGTACCACATCAAGGGATCAGGGCATTGAGTAATAACCAGCTCTCGCATCACCATTCACCTCCAAAGCGACCGTTATCAATAAAGTCGTCCTCAAACGATTGCCTGCTTTGCTGCTGTCTTTGGTGCTTACGTGGTACAGCCTGAAACTCCATGGTTGAGAAGCCAGTAACAGCCAGCATCCACAGCATGTGCAAAGCATCAGGCCCGTCATCATGCGCAGCCATCGGGAAGTGCTTAAGCTGCTCTTCAAGTACGGTTTGGCTGGGGTGAATGCGGATTAAGCCGTTTACAAAGTGTGGTTGTAGACTTTCAATGCGCAACAACTTGTCTGTGTGTGGCGTGATAGCACGGGCGGGCACAGGCACGCCTAACTGAGCGCCACGCTTAATCAGCTCAGTACGTAAAAACTCTTGGAACTGCACCGCCTCAATGCCCCATAACAAGCAGCGGTATTCTTTCTGTAAGGTGATGACGTCGCTAATAATCTTATCGGGCAAGCGCTTGCGAATCAGAGCCTCAACGACATCCAGTACACCCGTCTCACGGTTAAAGCCGCCAATTAAGATTGCACTTGGATCTCGTCCAGCTGCTTTCTTACCCAGTGACGGGTCACAGGCACCATAAAACAGCCATTGTGATAAACGGTTCACCCAGAATGTGACGCAAGCGGCAAAGGGTGCGTTGTCACCTTGTACGGGATCGTTTTGCTGCTCAGAGTCAAATGCGGTACGGCCATCACGCGCACGCTTGCGCATCAGCGTTAATAGCGGCTGACCATCTGGCCAACTGACAATCGCCCCAGCTTCCATCGCTTCTTTATGTGCCTGGTAAAAGGTATCAGCGGCCACGCCTTCATCTTCTTCATTGAGCAGCAGTTCTTCCCATTGCTCCCACAAGTCCATACGATCAGGCCACTGCATCACTGATTTAAAGCGCCGACGCTTCCACAGTGGGTTGCGCAGCAGGCGCGATAGCACTGAGTCATAATGCAAGATGGTACCAATGATGATCACGTCCATGCTGTCATCGGCATCACCAAGACTGAGTACGGTTTTCTTCAGCCAGTTTTCCAATTTGTCACGCTGGTCTGGGCTGCGCACGTTCTCATCGTTTTCTAAATCATCACCAATAACTAAATCTGGACGGTATGGGCCATGGCGCAAACCACGCATGCGTTTGCCGGAACCAAACACCTGAATCTTGGCATCGTTTGGCGTGACAATTGTCCCAACTTGCCAGACGCGGCCTTTACCTGTGGCTTTTGGGTAGTCCATGGCTAAGCGGGGGTTAAACTCCAGCTCGGCTTTAATCGCTTCCAGCATGGTGGCCGCTTGTTCAAACGCATCCATGATGATTAACGGATAGCGTTTGCGGCCTGTAACAATGCACCAGATAATAAAAATCTGACTGACAATCGTTGATTTGGCATTACCACGCGGGGCGGCAATCGCCTCATGCTCACCTTGCTCAGCATCAACCAACTGCGGTAGCCGTGCATACAGATAGTCGTGCAGTAAGGCATTGTTACGCTTTACATAGTGAGGGAAGTACGTGCGCGCAAAGAACTCAAGGCTGTCTTGCGCGAGCTTAACCCGCTCAGCGCTTGCTTTAGGATCAGGGTCGAAGCCGTCAACTTCGGCTTCAATTTGCTGGCGAAACTGATTTGCTAATAGCGACAGGTTTTCTAAAAATGTTTTGCTGGTAAGCTTCACAGTATCACCTCTTTAGAAAAATGAATGCCATGATGATTGAGTTTAGTGCGTTGATTAGTGGATTGGGGACCAGCCTTGAAATAGCAAAAACATTTTCCACATTGAAGGGTGAAAATGAGAGGGCTATTGCGGTTGCAGAACTGACGCGCTCTATTGCTGACGCCCAAGCACAACTGCTGGCAACCATGAATGAGTGCTTTAAACTTACAGCTGAAAACCAAAGCTTGAAAAAACAGCTGGAAAAAGATCAACGCTTTGACCGTTACTATATGCAGAAAATTGAATATAGCGGAGATGTAATATTCACCTTGAAAGATGATTTTGTGAGCCTGGAAGAGCCAGCGCATGACATCTGTCCGCATTGTAAAGAACAAGGAAGAGTTTCTTATTTGATGAAATCGAGAAGTCAATATGTTTGCAAGGTACAAGGGTGTGGTTTCAAAACTTATCACGCCGCTGCTAAGCAAATGAGCTACCGCATGATAAATTATTAGCTGTTTAAGCATGCTGTCAGCTCCTGCCCAAACGGCTCTAGAATCTCTGCAAATGCCTGGCTATGTTGCGGGTAGTGTTCACGCACAAAGCTGGCCAGCTTCTGAATCACTTCCATAGCTGTGGCCAAAGCGCTGGTTTCTGGCAGTACACGTTTAGAGGCTGATACGGTTTTGTTATACGCATCAGCTAGGCTGGCCAGCATTTGCACCTTGGCCGCCGGCTTGATGTCGATATCGGTTTGCACCGCTTCCATCGTTGCCTGAAACTGCATAACAAGGCCGGTCAACACCTGCCGTGCTACATCCTCAATACCGCCACCTGAGATGAGTTGTGCTGTTTGTTGCTTATCCCAATCATCACCGGCAGCAGCTGCGGTACGCTTCCAGCGTTGGGCAGTGGCGTATGACACGCCCCACATAGCCGCCGCAACGTCTAAGCTCATGCGATCATGCACATAAGTACGGCGTAGGCCGTCACGGGTTTTTTGCGGGTGTGCCATATTTACATTCCTAGCTTCAAGCGTGCAGCAACCACGCCGCATGCCACCAAGCCACCCGCCAAAGCACCGGCGATAGCGCCGCCTTTAATAGCTTTGTGTTCGGTTTGGGCAAAGCGTGTTTCGATGCGCTCTAGGCGTCCATCAATACGCTGTAATACCTGAAACTCTTGGTTCTTTTGATTGTTTGGCATACTTAATCCTTAGCTTGGCATTCCTGCACTGTGTCCCAGTGCAGTTGGGCGCAATGGCCGTACTGGTCGTAGAGCTGTTTTAACGTAACGGCTAGATCATCAATGCCGTTACTTATGGGTATTACTGGTATTTGACATGGTTGTGCGAGTACTGCCGGTAGCGGCTTGGGCGGCGCGTTCCTGTGCTTGATAGAGGTGCTGCATGCCGTTGTCAGGAAGGCGACACTCAATACGAGCATCAGCGGTTTCAGCCAGCGCATCATGTAACTCCTTTGTGTGTTTCTGATCTTGTAAAGCGCGACTTTGCATACGAATCAGTAGTGCTTCACTGGTTTTATTGGCGCTAATGATCTGCTCCGTGCTTTGTTCCAGGAGTTGCTCAACAACTAACCGTTCATTGCTTGCTTCGCGCTGTTGTTGTTTTGTCGTACCGAACTGCCAACCCACGCCAAAACTAATCAGTAGGGTCAGCAAATACAGGCCAACGGTCTGTAAAAACGTCAACACTAAAGAACCTCATCAACAGCTTTACCAATTAACTCGCTGCTGTAAGGTTGCTGGCCGTTTTCGCGCTCAATAATTGCTGTAACCAGCCCCTGCAATGTGCTTTTGTCTAAGCGCAATGGCTGGTGAATGCTTATGCCTAGCTTTTTAGCTACAGAGTGGGCATAGGCTTTTGTGTCATTCTCATTGCTCGGTGCCCAACGACTGATCAAACCTTCCACCGTGCGTAAACCGTGGATCTTGCGGTAATTCAACAGCAGCTTGGCCAGCGCTCGAATACCGTTCAACGCTGTATCAAAGCGTGCAAAGCGACCTTCAACTTTAACGTCATGAGGTAACTGACCACGCCAAGCATTGCGAGGGTTGTAGTCGATGTTGCCAGGGTTGTTGTTACGAATACCGCGTGGTGTGTTTCGCATGATTAACTCTCCAGTTTACGTTTAAGCCACTGAGCAACACTGCCCAGCCATGAGTCGCCATCGCGCTCAAAGAAGCGCACTAATGCACCGATTAGCCACCAGGCAGGTAGTCCAGCCATCACCAGCAATGGCGAGGCGACAAACAGCAAGCCAAGGGCGGGTTCTAGGTTGTACATTTCTGCCACGACACGCGCTGATGCAAACAGCTCAGGACGGGATGAGTGGATTTGCACGACCAACATGGGGCCAAACACACTGCTGGCGACAATCGTGATAAATAGGCGAGCAAAGCCCTCATGCACAGTGCGCGGCCATAAAATCAAGAAGCCCAGCGCCGCTGCTAATGCACCTGCACTGATGTGCAAGCCGAACCATTTGAACAAGGCACCGCTAATCGCCGTTGTTGTTTCAGGCATTTGCGGCTCCTGAGCGTGCGAGTTTCTGACGCAGTTCTGATAAGTGCGCATGAGCAACCTCCGGCGGGGCTTTTTTAAAATCTGATACACGAAATGAAGTGTCTTCGCGGCGTGGTGCAGGCGTAGGTTTCTCACGCTCGCCTAGGCGCTTTTCGATTTGGTATTGCTGGTAGGCTTTGGTTTTGCACCATAAAGCCTTGACGTGACCGCGCACCAAATCGCGCCACTGTTCAGGGCAGCGCTCTAGCAAGCGATTGCGTTCCTCGCGTGATGATTCAGCCAAAATAGCGATGGCGTAATCACGAGGACGGCTTAAGATTTGGGGGCGTTTGATGTTCATGCCACCCACGATAGGCGGCATGAAGTAGGTGGGGTATTAGAGGGGGTTCAGCGATTAGACTGTTTCAATGATGTTCAGCCGCTTGCAAGGCAGCTGACGTAGAGGTTCAAAAGTTTCTCTGAGCAAATCAAGGAACGATGCAAGCTCTTCGTTTTTAATATCTAGCTGCATTGGCGCACCAGCTGTCAAACAAGTGAGCATATTGAGTACCGAGACCATCCGTTCCAGCTGAAGCCATGGTCCTTCTTCGATTAAGTAGTAAGTTTTTTCTGGGTGCAAATGGTTATGTGAAATCATGTGAAGCTCCTATCAACAGTTAATGTCGATACTTACTTTATGGCACATTTCCATTCATGCAAGCGCACAAAACCAAAAAAACACCGTCTTGCGCTAATTAAATTCTGTGGTATAGAGCCGAACTTTTTTGAGGAGCAAAGCATTGGCGCTTATTAAAATAGTACTTGTTGCTCAGGCACAGGCATGTATAGATTCAAAATATCCCAGATTTGGCGGTCACTCAACTTATGTTCACGTGCCAGGTCGGCAACACTATCACGCGCTGTGCGGCCTTGCCTTACATCCCGCTCAAACTGCCGGTGCATATCAATGTTACGCAGTTTACGCAGCAGTGTTGCACAGCGCGGCAGGTATATTTCATCACCGGCATAGTATTTATGCAGTAGCTCTTCGGTGTCTGTACCGACACGCTCAGCCAGTGCCGCACGTTTGGCCTCACCATCTTTGCCGCGCCCTGAGGCAATACGCCAAGTGGTGCCACCTAAAGCCTGCACCACTTTTAACGTGTGGCTAAAGCCGATTACCGCCACCATATCCTGTATGGATTGCGGTAACTCGGCCTGCAACTGCTTAACCTGTTCCAGATTCATTAAACCCTCCCGTTCCGTTGGGCATCAATGATTAATGCTTGCATCAGCCGTTGTGTTTGACTGGCATTCAACCACTCAACGCGTTCGACCTTGAACATGTGTTTCGCCATTGCATCGGCATAGCTCCAAGGTCGCTTGGCTTCTGCAAGCAGAGCTTCAATTTTGTTCACATACTTTTGCTTGTTATTTGTCGTAACGGGTTTAGCACGGCCTTGTCGCGTGCTCTTAGGCTTAAAACCCAATCGCTCAAACTCAGCCAGCACAGCGCCCATTTGCCGTGGGTTTAAATCTTTAGCCGATTTAACGCCTGCCACACGGGCCAACAGAGCACGGTAACTGTCGTCATCCATACCCAGTTGCTGCTTAGCAATATGAACCTTTGCCAGCTGTGCCTTTTTCATGCTCATGAAAGCCCCCTTATATTGAGCAACTCTTTGAAGCGTGACGGGTCACGTTCTGCGAGTTGTGCCGCGCTATGCAGTAAAACTGTTACCGCTTCGGCTTCCTCATCGAACTCACCCAGCAAGCAGATACGTGCTAAGGCGTCCGAAGTGCCGCGATACATTTCCATACGAAACTCACGCGCACCTAACTGTTGGCGGCGCTGACGTTTGCGGTCACGCTCTGCACGCTTGCGCTCTCTCGCACGACGGCGTTTTTGTTCTTCTGGTGACTCAATCATTAGTGCTCCTTTGGCTGCTCATCAGTGCCTAGCAACCACGCTAGACAGACCATTTTGCTAACGTCAGCAAAATGGTTTCGCTTTAGTTCAGCGCGTCACTCAAAGGCTTACTAACGCTAAACTTCACAACATTTTTGGCCGCAATGGCGATGGCCTCTCCTGTCTGTGGGTTGCGTCCAGTGCGTGGCGCACGTACAGCAATTTTGAATTTACCAATGCCTGGTAATGTCACCTCTTTACCCGCTTCAAGGGCTGCTGTAGCAACATGCTCAAAGCTGCTGAGTACGCGCTTAACGTCTGCTGCGCTGAGTGCTACGCCGTTTTCATTTAGGTGGCTTTGCATATCTGTAATCAGGTCTTTTTGTGTCATTTTCATGGTCTTGCTCCTTTGGGGGTGGTTTTGGTTTTCAGTTGATTATCTTTAAGTAGCTCAAGCTCTACTTTTGGTGCTTCTAATACATCGAATTTATGGAAGCTCTCACGGTCGCTGAAATCACGCTCAACCCGTGTCGCTTTACTCATCAAATCAACGAGCTTTAGCGCATCTGTTTTAGGTAAAACAAACTGCTCGAAGTTAATAGAAACAACGCACTGCTGTGCTTTGGTAGCTGGTACTGTCATGGCTTAAATTCCTGCAATATCTAAAGTGACGGTGCGGTATTGCTCGCTGTCGCCAACACGTTCGTAAAAACGAAGGTAGATTTTAGAACCGACCACTTGGCAAGCATCGCCGATAGCATCCATCGCACGCTGCCAGCGGACATCCTCAATCTCATAACGGCGTAGCGATAACACCCGTGCGGTGCGGATCTCGCCTTTAGTGTCGACGCGGAAGGCATCATTCACGATCACTGCCAGCTCAGGTCGCGCATCTTTAACCCACTCCTGTAGGCACTCATCAATCAGCCCACGAGCAACTTGCAAGCGCTCATCAAAGGCAATGCTTTCTTGTACGGCGTGCTGGATTTTATGGCTGCCATCAAATGACAAAAGAGTTACATTGCCTTTTTTACCGCCTAACTTGGTGCCGTATTCATTGGCGCTCAGCTCAACAAACTCTTGAATCTCGCTGTAGGCCATCTGCTTAAAATCACGCATTTGCTTTTGCAAAGCCTTCGCTTTTGTCGCTAGGCTCAGCACCAGTTCATCGCGCAATTTGTCGATAGGCTTGATCTGGTCTTCTGGGATTAAACGCCCTTGGGCGTCTTTTCTGTAGCCATCTGGTGTTGTCATTGAATTGCTCCTTTTTGTGTTATTTGTTGCAGTCGTGACACGTCACGTTCTAGTTCTTTGGCTCGATGGTGGGCGAAGTTAAAGTCAGCAACAAAACCGACCACGCGCCCGTTAAACATCAGTCGCACCATGCCCTTGCCAGTGGCAAACATTTGTATTCGCTCAGTCTTTTGCATGAGTTTTGTCCTTGCAATTAACGTTGTGCACGCAGCTTTGGCAGATGCGGAAGTGCTGCATGGCAACGGGGTTGTTTAGCGGAGCAGGGCGCGAGTGATACGCCTCGCATTGCTTGGGTAAAATCTTCCCCATTACAGGGCAGTCGATATGTCCGAAAGTACTCAGCACACGCTGGGCAACAGCATCAGTAGCTGCGCCGTACTTACCTGCCAGCACAAGGCTCACCGTGGTGCGTGACACACCCAATTGGTCTGCCACTTTTTGGCGGCTGCTACGGTCCACCTCACGCTGTAAAAGCGCTAACCAGCTCACAGCAATTCCTCCGGTGCTTGGATGTAAGCTACCTCTGCTGTGTTGGGGTCGTAGACTTGGCCGATGCGCTGAATTTGTGGTGGACGAGGCCCGGTATAGCGCGCTCGAATCAATTCATAGCGACGTGGGCGGCCATTGTTATGGCGTACATACCCAGCCTTTTCTAACCACTTCAAATAGCTTTGAGCGGTAGAGCGGGTAGTGGCTACTGAGGCGCTAGCAAAGTTTGCAAGCTCATCAACAGTGACACTGGGAAGCATGCGCAAGGTGCGCCACATTGCTTCATTACCTAAGCCCATTGAATTCGGCGTGCCATCACGGTTTAGAGCTGGGGCCTCAACACCACAGTCTTGAATAAGCTGTAAATCATGCTCTGAGAACGAACCCGCTTGATCACGTACAAGAGCGTCTTCATGCACCGACTTAGGGCCAATAATTCCCGCGCGCTTTAACGCTTGGCCGTAGGTTTTTACCGTGTCGTAATGCACGTCTGTGAGCGATGAAACTTGAGCCAATGTGAAGCACTCTTTGTTTTTTCGAATCGCTTCCCAAACGCGCTGGCGGTTACTTTTTCCGCCTTTTTGTTCCAGGTGAACTTGCTTACGCCCTGTATTCAACTTACCCACGCTTAAGCCCTCCGCTTAGGCGCATCGCCGGTATACAGTTCACGCTTGCCCCATGCTGCTAAATCAACCGCTGCCATGCCCTCAGTAATAGCCGTTTCACTAATCAAGTCGAGGCTCACAGCCACACGACGTACAGAGCCATTCGCCATCTTGACCACGTGCTTAAGCAGGTCCTCATGAATAGTGACCTTGCTATAAATAGGCGCTAAGCGTTTAGCATCTTCTAGGCTGACGGGCTGTGCCGGTACCCAGTTCAAAACACGGCCATGGAAACGTTCAAAACGCTTAAGTTTAGTTGGCAGCATTTCCTCACCAATCAACAGAATCGGCGCTTGGCTGGCCTCATAAATGTCGCGGATCAACTCGACCGAACCCTTAGCCACGAGATGATCCATTTCGTCAATAATTAACGGGCGACCACTCATGGCAAGCTCGGATGCAATGGCATCAACTAACGCGGCAGCCGTTGCTGTTGCTGGGGTCGTAACACCCATCTCAGCCACAATGGCTCTAAGCGTGTCTTTTTTCGTCCAAACGCTACGGGCTTGCACGTAATACGCACGACGTGAGTTCGCCACCCAGCAGGCGCTCATGCTTTTGCCGTAACCGCTTGGGCCATAAAAGCAGACCATGCCAGGTAAGCTGGTGGTGCGACTTAATGCGCGCTCTAACGCCACATCACATAAACCCAAGTTGGCAATATCGGCGATGCCGGCAACATTTATTTTGGTCATGTAAAACTCCTTGGTTTAGTTAATAGTTGGCTGCTGCTGCGCCGTGTCGACGGGCAAACGCCATGTATTCTTTACTGTGTGGATACGTGGTGAACCAGTGAGCAATACGCTCACCCTGTTCGTTTAAATCGTGTTGCCCTTGGTCGATGGCATTCCATAACTGCCAGCGTTCATCGGGCGTACTGGGTACCGGATTGTCTTGTGGAGCAGGCGCTGGAAAAGGTGCGGCCATCGGCTCAAACTCAGCATCAACCGCTGGCTCAATCACCTCAGCACGCTCCTCAATACGGGCGCGTAACTGGTTCATGTTCAAAACACCCAGCCCCGGCAGTTCAATGCTGTCGTGGGTAATCGCTAGCGAGCCATTGCGCTCTGCCTGGGCTTCTTCGAGGCGCGCTTCCAGACGCTTTTCACGGCCTTGCAAGCGTTTGTCGCGGCCTTGCTCAATAAACGACATAGGCATGTAATCAACTTTGTTACCGTTCAGATCAGCAGTACCCAAAAACACACCTTTCAGGTCGTAAACCCACACGCGCTCAACATCGTGAATATCAATGCCGACTTGCACCTGTTCTCTATGAAACTCTTCAAGATGCCCAGCAAAGTAAACGTTGTTATTCAAGCGGATTAGGCAACGGTTAATCACACAGAGCACACGTGGTCTAAACAGTGGTCGCGCTTCATCGTCGGTTACAGTCAATGCTGTAAACCCTTCCTCTTCACGCAATTGCCACAGCTCATTAGGGCTCATGTGTCTGCTTTTACCGTTCACTGGGTCAGTAAACTTAGGCAGACTGCGGTGTGGGTTGTCGTTGTAGCGCTCAACGTGCTTGGTACAAAAATCAATAAATTGATCCCAAGCCATCAGCGGCATCTTTACCACTTCACCACCTGTAGCAATCGCCTTACGAGATAGCTTGTGCATCGCTAAACTGGCCTGACGGTCCATGTCTTTGCCGATGTAACCGGGTAACTCTTTAGCTGCGCGCACCCATATAGTCTGGTGCACACGCTCAATCACACCGCGTGCTTGCGAGTTATAAGCAATACTGTGTGTCATCTGGCAACCAAGGCGGCCCATTAAGCCAACGGCTTCATCCTTCATCATGGCGTTCTTATAACCACTGCCGTTATCCACATAGAAGTTAACGGGTATACCGTTACTCATGCAGGCATGACGCAGGGCATCCAGCACCGCCAAAGCGCTTTCTGCTAGATCAATTGACCAGCCCACAACTTTACGTGTGCCAATATCAATGACCGTTGTGATTTCTGGTCTGAACGGGCGGCCATGCGATGGATGCTGCACTTCCGCATCAAAGGTATGGCCATCAGCGCTGTAAACGTCTGCGGGTAACAGCTTAGAAAAGTCACGCTCTTTGTAGGCCTTCAACGCTCTCATGTCATGGCTGCCAATGCGCCCTGTGTGACGGCTGACATTCCCCATTTTGTCTAGAAAGCGGCGCACCTGGTGAATGCTCGGAAGCGCTCCTTGGTAGTTTGCCGCGAAGCCGTCATACGCGTGCTGCACGGATGGTTTTTCAGGGCGTGAAAAGAAACTCAAAAACGCTTCAACCCACTCCGGTACCGACATATCTTTTTGGCGGTAAATCGGTGCTAACTCGCTACTTTTACCGCGCTCAATAAAGCGCAGCAAACTACGCGCACTCGGCAAACCATCAACGCTTGGGCGGCCACGGCCATCACGCGCACTTCTCAGCATGGCAATCATGTATGGCTCAATCTGCTCAGCACGCGCCATGTCAATCAGTAGCTCAGCGCATTTGGTTTGCGTATAGCCGGTCCTTTCCATCAGTCCATTAATGGCGTTTAGAACACCCTTGCGCGCATCAGCTACCAGTGCTTGTTGCTGCGTTTCAAACATGCCCAGCTGCACTTCTTGGCGCGGTTCGGGCAGGCTTTTAGCGGCAACCACTTCTTTGGCTTTGGCTTGTACCAGAGCAGCTTGGGTTTCGGCGGGCAGGCTGGTGAGGGAGTACAAACGACCACCACCACGCGCTTCATTGGGTTTAGATTCCCAGCTTTCACGCTCAGCTTTATCGCGAACCCTGCGATCCGTTCCAGGCAACCCCGGCAACCCCGCCAGCTCACGCGCTGAATACCAAATACTCATGGAGTTCTCCTTAATCGTCAGATTGAAGAGATTGTTGTGAGAGGGTGGCAGAGACTCGCGGCAGTGGCTGGCTTCTATTCTCCTTGGCATACTTGAGAGCTATAAACAGATTGCCAATTTTCCAAGTGACTTCTGCCAGCTCACCACTTAAAGTGATGTACTGTTCATCACTGATGCCGTTACCTGAGTGACATTGGTCATACACCAACTGGCTGGCGATAGCTGCCAATGAGCGGCACACCGCAAAATCACACTCGCCACTCTTACTCGCTTCATGGCGCAGCGCTTCAATCACATCACAGCTGTCGGCTAAAATTTGCTCAGGCTTGTTCATCACGCCACCTCATCCAAAATGCCAGGAATAACCTCTTCACCAATCGCCCGTGACAGGTCACGCAAAATACGAAAGGTCAACATCCCTTGCGGTAACTCATCACGACCGGCCCAGCGTTCAACCACCTGGGTCACCGTGCGCGGTAGATAATCGTGCTCCAACGCAAAGCGGCGAAAGTTGCTGTCACGCTCAATTAAGCGCGCCTGCACATACCGGCGCGACATAACCCGCTCACGCTGACGCTGTTCATCTACTCTGGTTGTTTCTTTCATGGTTCTACTGCTCCTTTTTCGCTAGACTGTTCGCAATGTGTAAAAGACTATCCTCGCAAAACGCGAAAGTCAATAGAGGTTTACGCAAAATGCAAACAAACAGAGTTCTAGCAGTATTAACAAGGCTAAGCCGTGTACTTGAAGCAGCTAATGACACTGAGCTGGCTAGAATGCTCGGCACAACCTCATCAACAATAAGCAGCTGGAAGGCAAGAAATTCAATTCCTTACGCAAAATGCGAAGAGATCGCGGAGGATAGAAGCATCAATCTCGATTGGCTTTTAACGGGAAATGGGGAAATGCTTCGTGGAGTCACGTGCCAGCCCAGCCCTAGTAATCTGAGTCCTAAAGAAGAGGCTTTATTAACTATGTTTAACGAGCTGAGCGAGGACGATCAGAGAGAGATTTGCCGCCTTGCTGAAGACAAGAAACGGATGCGCGACATGAGTAAACAGATTGAAGAGTTGCAAGCCTGGTTCGAGGAATTTAAGAAAGCACACTAATTTAAGTGTGCTGTTTTGGCGGATTAACTCGGACACCATAACGTCCGACTTGAGGAAATGTAAAAAGCATTGCGAAGGTTAGTTAAGTATATGATTTGTAAGAGTTTTTATGCAAGTTGGACGTTACGTTTAAGTTGGACACTTAACGTCCGACTTAAAGGTTCGAAGTCGGACGTCTAAAAATCAGATAACACCTCAACCAGTTGCGCAAAAAACCAGGATAAAATCACCCAAAGGAGCATGAGATGAACAAGCCAATTAAACTGATTTTACTAGCAAGCTTTGCATTGACAGGCTGTACAGCAATTAATGTCAAACCAATAGACAGCACCGCAGAACTACTCCACGTCTGTATTCAGGAAAATCATAAAGTACAGGTCAGAGACTTTGTTTCAGTGGTTCAAGCTGGCTTTGAGCGACATGGTATATCCACAGAATTGGTGTCAGGTGCGTTACCACTACACTGTGAATACGTCCTAACCTATTCGGCCCGACGCTCTTGGGATTTTACCCCATATTTATCACAAGCCGATCTACAGCTACGTCGTTCAGGACGCCAGGTTGCATCCGCTGAGTATCATCTACGCGGCAAAGGCGGGCTAGCTCTTAATAAATGGGCAGGTACAAAATCAAAAATAGATCCAGTAATAGATAAGCTACTTGGTGGCCGTTAATATTCGCTCATTCTTATGACAAAAAAAAGCGCAAATCCGTGCAGAAATGCGCCTTTTTAATCAAAACTTTGCAAAATCTTAAATCACCCCATAACCTCGCCAAACCCGCGCCAGTCAAAGCTTTCGGCGCTTCCAGGCCCTCCTGTCACCTATGACAATATGATCACCACCCCACAGATGAGTGTTTTGGTGTGTGTTTTTGGGTATTTCAAAACAGGCTCTAAAGTGATTGAGTCTGTTGAGTATGAAAAATCTCCGCATCTTAGTTCTGTTAATCAGCCTTTGCAGGAAGGCAGACCCGTTCAACAAACGCTGATTAAACCAAGCCCGCCCGCGGCTGAATCACAATCGCCGAAACAAACCGTTTTTAATGATGATAACTATCAACCTAAAGGCTTGGTGAATTCAATCACACC